CCCAAGCTGGCCTAAACCCTGTGTAGACAAACGTGCCATCTGCGTTGCCGTTGGCAACATATGAGCCGACCTTGCTGTAGCCTTCAACACTGTGGAAACAGTAGGCCACAAAATCATCGCCACTTTTGTTTGTTGGCGTTTCAGTGCCTACACCAAAGGTTGTTGCGTCAAAGTCACCTTCAATAAATGAACCCGCACTGCTAAACTCACCATTAGTGGCTTGTAAAGCCATCACCTTATCTGTGGTCATATCGTTAATTTGCAAAAAACTCCAATTCAATGCACTATCTCTTGATTTGGTTACAAGCCATTCCGGTTTTTTGGTAAGCCCGTGACCCACAGTGGCGTTAGAACCTGTGCCAGTGTAGGTCACAATGCTAAACCCTGCATCCTGATTAGCCGATACGCTTGATGTAATACTGCCATTGCTGTTGCTTGATGCACTGCCGCCAGCTTTCCATGTCCAAGCTACATATGTTTTGCCATTTTCCGCTAAATCTTGTGAAACAATTCGCAAGGAACTATTTGTTGTGACAATGTTATGGCTAGATTGGTAACTGCCAGTATAACCCTCTATGCCAGTAGAGCTAGAACTTAATGATTTTGACGCACCGAATCCACGCACTATATCTTGCAAAAAATGTTGCGTAGTACCGCTACTACTCTCTCTTATCTTTAGCCAAACCCAATCAGCCGCAAATGTATTTGTGACCGTCACATCATTGTCAGAATCACCGGTATAAAGCACAGTATTAAAATTATCGTCAGCTTGACTGCTTTGTGTGGGACCGATTGCTGGGGTTGTAAGATTAGCGGCACAAAGAGAAACATAGCCTGTCGGGACTGCATATTCAAACGTGCCAATCCCCTCGCTATCTGAATTTGCGCTGACTACGTTTTGACTATCTTGTCCAAAGTTTACAAATATAGCTGATGCGCTTGTGTTTCCACCAATCACGACAAACAAATCTTCTGCTGGAACATTATCTACGGTTGCTACTGGGTCTGAATCTGCGCTTGGGTCGCCAGTATTTCCTGTTGATCCGTTATTGGAAGCAATCGTTTTGAAGTACGAACCGTTCTTATGGAGCCAGACATTACCATTTGAGCCGTCCACAGCCATGCCCAGAATATCACCAGCGGCAAGTGGTGAAGTACCGCCACCTAAACCACCAACTCCACTACTGCTTGAATATTGAAACTGTGTGCCATTTTTCATCACCGCACGATTGTAAAATGTAACAGCACTTGCACCACCAACATTTGTGCTTGATGTACCAGCTTCTAAACCACTTTGTGTGGCGAATCCAGCATACCAATTTGCTCCAGTTGCATCAGTACACTCAACCTCTAGGTAAATCTTTTTATCTTTTGGTATAGCAAATGTTGATACTGCACCATAATTAGTTGCGTTTGAGTTAAAACCAGCGGTGTCTACTTTTAAGTTGCCGTCCAACAAAGTAGCTTGTAACGCTGAATGATATATAGGATTCATCGTAGCAAAGTTATTGGTCGGGCTATCAGGCACGACATCATGGGTAAATATATTGTTTGGGGTAAAATTATTTAGATTGCCAGAGTTGTCTTTATAAAAAGCAGAATCCCTAGTATCAGCAAACGCCATAAAAATATATTCGCCACTTGATGCGTTCATGTTGTCAAAAGATGTTTTTAATGTAAATCCATCACTATCAAAATCTATGTCTACTGTCGCATCAGAATTTTCCGCTTCAGCGTTATCCCACTCAAGCCGTTTAGTTATTGGATTGCTTGGAAATCTTACACTGTCAAAAACATGCCAGCCACCACTAGAGTCTGTCCGTTTTATCATTACGAACATGGGCCGAAATCCTAACCCTGTCACTGCTTTTCCACTTGAACCTGACCCAGTGTAAGTGCCAATAGATGAGTATCCAGAAATAGAATCCCAACAATATGCTATGAAATTATCACCTGATGCGTTAGTAGAGCCAGCGGTGCCAACAGAAAAAACAGAACTTGTTGGAGCTGTATTGTTAAAATATGTGCTACCTGTAAAGGTATCAGACGTAACGTCTAGCTCAAGATAATTATTACCAAGTGCAGTAACCTGTGTAGGCCAACCTTTTGATGAATCATCTCTGTTTTTTACAATTATCAACTCTGGCGCACCGTTCAGTCCATGCGCTATTGTTCCTGCCGAACCAGTGCCTGTCCAACCTACAATACTAAAACCCTTACTTGTATTAGCCGTCAATTTAGTTGCTGGTATTGTACCAGATAGTGCAGAGCCAAGATTTGACCCATCTATTTTAACTGATCCTGCTGTTGGGGTGGCCCCTGCACCAGCACTGTTAGTTGCTGTAGGCGCACCACCAGCTTCCCAACACCAAGCGACGTGACTATCTTGATAATAGTTAAAACTTTGGCTCCCGGAGCTATGATCTACGCCAAGAGTAAAACCATCAGCATCAAAACTCGTCACAGCGTTTGAAAAAGTGGTTTCTGCGTTGGTTGTCGCTGGTCTTAATTGTCGGTTTGTGCCACGAACACTATCTGTAATTCTGCCTTCTTGTACACCATCTCTTCGTTTTGCCCACACTAAATCTGGAGTAAAGCCAACACCTCTAACTATAGTGTCAGCTACTCTTGTGCCTTCATATAAAACAGGTGTAAACCCTTCAGATACAGTGTCATGTGAAAACGGCAAATAAAAACCATTGGTTCCGTATGATACGCCTGATACCTCTTTTGGAATCCACACTCCGTCTTTCGTCTCACCGAAAGTGTCTGGACCATAGCTTGTGCCATCAATAAAATTAACTTCTGCTATGTAACCATCAAAATTTCTTGAAGTGCCGCTACTGTAACCCCCAATCAAATGATCATTGCCAGACTCATTAATTGTTGAGTCAGTATCTTGATTGACATTTTGCTCTGTACTCCAAGATGTTATCTGTGTTCCATTAACATAAACACGGCTTCTGTTTTCAGCAGTTGCTTGTGTTGTATCTACGCGCCACACAAAATGATACCAAGCTGAAGTATCACGAAACACCTGATTAGTTAGTTTGTATTTAGCCGCCCCAGCATAAAGCTGGACGTAAAGTTCGTCGCTAGCCGTAAAGTTAAAACTGCTTAAAGAGCTAGATCTGCCATCAGTAAATAAATATTGACCATTAGAGCCGCCAAGATTTCCCCTTTTAACCCAAGCACTCCAAGTCCATGTTTTTCTATTCCCTGAAGTGACAATATCACGTTTTATATTTGCATCATCATCATCATTAAAGCGTAAAGACTGGTCAATGGTGTGGCCATAAAACGAACCTAGCGCACCGCCAGAATCACCCGCACCACCAAGACCTGCACCTACTCCATGTAATAGACCCATACTTCTTGCCTTTATCCGTCTGCAGTCAATGCACCTGATACAGAAACTAAAATGCTTCCCGTGCCAGCCGAAGCCTTTACCATGTACGTTAACAGATAAACCCCAGCAGTAGACAAAGCTGTCTGTGAGGCCGCATTTATAGCTATTATCGTATTGAAACTCACGGCACTTGAACTAGTTTTATCCAAGAATATACATCCAGTTTGTCCTACAGTTTGATTACTAAATGTAAGTGTGGTGGTGTGACCTATACTCACTTCAAAATTATTGTGATCCGCTAAATCCATAGTGATCGTGCCGCCATCTCCAGTGCTGGCTTGGTCAGCGTCTTGGCTTCCAACTGCTCTACCTGTAACTGTGATGTCATCACCGACAGCTACATCGCCTGTAACCGTCACGCTATCAACATAAGCATCCTTAAATCTTACACCTGTTGTGCCTAGATCTACATCGCTATCCGTCTGTGGACCAAATACACCATCTGATACAAACACCTGTTCAGCGTTGGCTGCATAGAAATGTATTTCGTCTGCAGTCTCAAAGTCAATCTTGGTTTCATCATCTTCACCAATTTTAACATCTGTTGCAAGAATAGACGTGATAGCTGTTTGTGCAGCAGCCATTCTAGCAGCGGCTAATGTTCCTGAACTAATATTGCTGGCGTCCGTTGTATCTGTCGTTGCAGAGGCAACTAATCCAAGAGATGAACGTACAGTAGAACCCGTTTCAAGCACAAAGTTTGAGCCGTTGCCAACAATAAAACCACCATCTGTAACGGCAAGACCAGCTACATCTTGCAGTTGTGCATCAAGACGTGCATTTGCAACTGTGCCCGAAAGTTGACTGGCATCAATGGTTTTGTTTGTAAGTGTAGCGGTTGAGGATGTTGATACTAATCTAGCATCACCACCAGTACTAGGGAGAGTTAGAACATTAGTAGCACCCTCTGAGTGTGGTGCTGCTTTAATCTGCTGCCCGTGAGAATTATTTTCGCAGTTAAGTTGAAGCGTACCTTGATTAGTGTTACCCTTAATAGTAACATGACCTGTGCCGTCTGGTGCAAGTTCAATATCTGCATTTGATGAAGATGCAGTAATGATATCTCTATTATTTACATCCAAGTCACCGCCAAGTTGTGGGCTAGTATCATCCACAACATCAGTCATAGTTCCAGAAGCAAGACCTGTAACTAAGTCAGATCTGGTTATCTTTTTCAAATTGTTACTATCATCAACGTCAACGATAAGAAGTAAGTCACCAGAGGCAACGCTGCTAAGTGCAGATAAATCACCAACAGCTTTTTCTTCAAAACTAGTGCCATCTGCTACAAGTATTTTGTTTACAGTATTGTCCGGCATACGTAGTTGACCACCAAGAGTCACATTACCTGTGAGCGCAGACGTGCCTGAAATTTCTGCGTTACCGTTGATGTCTATTGTGGTAGCATTAATTTCTATCTCTGTATCGGACACAAGATCAAGCACCCCATCGGCTGATTGATGGATATACGTACCACTGTCACCAAACTGTAGTTGCCGGGAACTATTCAATAACAGGGCTGTGTCAGCAACGTGCGTCAAAGTTACGTCTGTATCTGCCCCAAAACCAAGAACAGCGGCGTCAGACTTCAATGTAAAGTCATCCCCCACTGTTGCATCTGCAGACATCTCAACAAGAGGCGCAGTAATCTCAACTTCTGTATCAGCATCAATATCAAGCTGTCCGTCAGTGGACGAACTTATGGACAGTGCCGTATCACGAAACAAAATCTTTTCTGTCGTGGTCATCAATATTTCATCTGAGAACTGGAAGTAATCTTCATCTTCCATCCACGTGATAACGCCATCGTTGCTATTTGCATCGAACGTTACAGATATATCAGTGTCTGCTCCGGTTCCAAATGTTACTGCATTTGTAAACAGAGATGTGATTGGTCCACCTTCACCTGTCGTACCATCGTGGGTATGTCCTGTGTTTGCTGCAAACGCCGCAAGCAGTTGGTCAAATTCATCGTTGGTATCGGCAGCACTGATCGTATCACCGTCAGTATATGTGGACTGCCGTGTATAATTTGCGCCCATTTACCTTCTCGCTCCCACTTGAAATTCTAATTGAAACCCTTTTAGAGTATAAGGGGCTGTGGCGGTTGCCCCGTCTTCTACTCGTAAAGCAACTGCAAACCCTGAACCTTCCACTGCTTTTCTAACAATCGGTTGTGAAGGTCCACCATACACAGCACTACCGTATATCGATGTGCCATAGATACCTGCAACATTTGTACTATCTAAGGGGTATGCAGCAGGTCTTGTTGATGTGTTTGATTCATAATCGTATCGAACAAATAAGTCAGCATCAATGGTGGATTCTGGTGCATAGTTTACATTGACACGCTGCATATGTTTACGAACACCCGGATCACCCATACTTAAATCTGGGCTTCTATACTTCGCATTTATAAGTGTGCCGTCAAACGTGTTACCTTTCTCCTGCCTGTAAACAAACCCGTCAAAACCGCCATGCAAAACAATAACATCACCGTCTTCAATAACAGTGTCTGCAGAGGCGGGGCGTATGCCTTTCATTGTAGAAAACTCAAACGCCTGACCTTTCATAACTGCAATCACACCTATAGTCGCGCTATCTGTGCCTGTTGATTTTGAAAAGAATATTCTGTACTGTGTTTTATCTGGTATAACTAAAGAAACAAACGCATCTGCATCATCTAGATTCTCTCTGAACAACTGCTGCACGTTGGTGCTTATTGTACCCAACTCAACGTCACCGATACGAGCAGTACCAGCAACTGTGCGCAGTCCGTCTGGACCCAAGAAAACCAAGTCACCCGCAAATTCAAGAATACTAAACCCGTTTATACAACCAATGTTTCTTGTGACGGGCACAATGGCAAAGTCTGATACTGAACTGCCACCCATTTTAAATATTCTGTTTTCACAAAAGATAAACAAATTATCACGGAAAACTTTTAATCCAACGACCGTATCGTCAACCTTGATGCTTCCTGCACCGCTACCAGAGTTAAAACCATCTTCATTAAACGGTTCACTGAATACCACTTCTTGTGGCGTGGACGACATGCCTGAATAGAACATGTGATTCTTGAAAGCAACCACGTGCTTTGCTCCGGATACAGAGCTGTCGCTTACATCGCTTGCTGTTAATGATGCGTTAAATATTGTAGGAGCGTTTGTTTGGTCAACTACAATTATCTTATCGCTGCCATCAAAATTGTATTTTTCAAAATTATATCGTGCGGCGTTGGTTCTTCCTGTATCTCTAACTGTCCACGTTTCAGAAACCACATCTGTAACTGCATGATCGGCTGCTGTTGTACCACCCGTCGCTCTTGTTACGCCTGTGAATGCACCTGCAGATTTACCAGTGTATGTGAATATTTCTGAATTTATTTGGATTGTGCCACTGGCACTAAACCCTGCCGTGCTGTTTACCGTAATAGTTCCTGCCCCTGTCATGGCTGTAGTAGAAACTATTTTTATTGACAGTTCTGTCGAACCAGAGCTAAATATCTTCTCACCTCTAGCCGCCAACACAAAATTACTAAACTTGGTTGATAATAGCACAGCCTCTGATGAAACGTTTGTTTCAGGTACAATTTGATTTACAAGAGGTCTAAACCCCAACAGACGCTTGTAACCACCACCAACATCTGGTTCAAAGTTTTCCAACTCAAGAGCTTGTCCGGGCTGCATGATAAAGGTGGATCTGTTTAGTACAAGTCCACCCTCGCAGTTGAATGATAGAGGGGAAACACCCTGAAGTTCTAAATCAGGCATATTAGACTGCTCTCATGTAATCTTTTCTGTTAAGTAACTCGACACGCATACGTTTCAAGCTGTCTTCGTATTCCTTCAAAGCAAACTGTGCTGTCTGTGTATCAGAGCGGAACATGTAAGTGTAATACTTTGCTCGTGATACTATCACGGGTTCAAACCGTGTGGGTATGATGCTTGTGTCTGTTGCTGCAGACAAAGCAGTGTTTGTTACATAATAGTCAAACTCAAGAGTTAGATTGCTTGTATCAGGTATCGGAGTTAGACCTATCTCATCATTGTATGTCGTATACACATACTGAGGGTCACCAAACTTATCTATGTCAGCTTTGGAATCTCTTTCTCTAAATCGCTCTGTGTATTCTTCAAATGAAAGATATTTTAAAGGTATGGGATTCAAGTTTTCGCTAAGAGTAACAAGCTTTACAAATGCAGAGCTTCCTGCAGATTCTGTAAAGCTAACGAAATGTGTTGTGGCTGTTGCAGTAAACGTTGTTTCCGTAAGCAGAACTTCGTTGCCACTTGCTATTGTAAGTGTTTTGGATGTTGTTTGTGCTGCACCAGAACTCGTGCCAACTTCTAGGGTAAGTGTTGCACCACTCGTTTGAGTAACAATAACATAGGATCGACCGACTATCAAATCATCTACTTGTTGTGTTGCTTCGGCACTTGAAAGTAAAAGCGTATTCCCAAACTTTGTGCTTGCAGCGGGTGATCCACTAACTGTTGTCCATCCTGCTATGCTTGAAGATCCGTTCACTTCATACGTGCCATTGGTAATATAGTTCTTTGGTTGCAAGAACATATTATCATAATCTATATACTTGAGTGTTGATGCAATAGAAGCGTGACTGTATAGAGCCTTACCTGCGATTACATCCACAGAACCTTTCTCGTGAGTAAAAGGCCAGTTCAAATCAGAATTTATGATATCTGCTATTGCACGGTTGATGTAGTCTTTCACAGTAGTTTGAACGCCACGTGACGCAGTAAACGTAGCAGTAGTCAGTTCAACTTCGTTCATGTCACGAAGGACTTCATTTGTAAGTTGCAGATATGTACTAGCCATTTACTTTAATGCCTTTAATTTGTATCGTTTCATACCACCGGGTAAGTTTGCAACCTTAACCAAGTCGTCTTTTTTATACATCGTATTTTTTGGTTGATGTCGTATTATTCGTTTCGATCTAATACCGCTCTGTGCTTTTTCCAAAACCAATTTCCAATCGCACTAAAGGGCTTGCCGCAATACAACAAACCCCAGCCAACATACTTAATCAAACAACGCTTGATATCTTTCATCTTCAAAGCTTTCCAACGCTTCCAATTTACCATTCGCTTCATCCCAATCTTTAAGAGCCGTTTCAATTTCCGCAAGCAAATCGGGATGTTCCCCAATCGCTGCCGGGTTGTTAAGATAATTTTTGACAATGTACTCAGCACTTTTCTTTTGCCCTTCAAATCTGTACCTTAGAGCGTCCTTTGCAAGTTGTTTCATAGTTTCTCCCTCTGAAATTATTATAATCTAAAAACTTTATTTAGTCAAGTTATTTTGGGAGAAACACAAGTAGTGCAAAAAACAAACCCCCTGCTATGGCTATAACCAAACTAATTAAAGCTGATTGTTTCAGGCTTTCCATAAACTCTTCTTGTTCACGTCTTGCTTTAATCCTTGCTGCTCGTTCAGCCTCTTTGGCCTGTTGTATGCGTCGTGCCCGTTCATCTACTATGCTTTGCCACGTGCCGGGACCAAATCTCATATCGATCATGGTTCGCATCTGTTGAACTTGTTCTTGTGCAAGTCGTGCATCTATGACTTCCTGTGCAACAGACTTGATGCCAAATTGATCTCCAAGACCAACACCAGACTTACGTGCTCTTTGTTGTTGTACTTGTTTTTCACCTGTTAAGAGATTGTCAATGTGCCCCGCAATCTCCCCAACGTCTTTCGCTGTACCAATTGCAGATTTAATGCCATCGACTGCGCTCTTTACAAGCGCGATACCTGCAAGAGTTTCTGCGATCATTCGTTGTCCTCGTTCGTTGGTTAGGTTGAAACAGGGTCATTACGTCTTTTAGCTATTCTTTTTTTACGAATAGATTCTCCGGCATCTTTTAAAGTATATCCCGGTTTGTTTTCAAATTTTTTAATTTTGCCTACAGCACTATCTATTCGATCTTGCATTCTGTTTTTTTGAATCATAGTGCTTCTAAAATTAGCACCGTCATCCCCCACTTCTGCACTAGGAGCAGCTTTACGAGGTTTATCAGGGTAATCTTTACCATTTGGTTTTAGTTCTATTGGCATCACCTTGTCTCCGTGCTGCGCATGGCACCGCGTGGTTGAACTTTGCCGCCATACATTTTTTGAGATCGGCGATAGTCTGCATATGCATTTTTGTCACTAAAGTAATTAGGCAATTCCATACCCTGCTCTTTATATATGTCCCTAATATTGTCTATATTATTTTCATAATATTTTTTGTGCATACGAGCAGGAGCACTTGGCGGGAAAGGTTTAGCTATACCCTTTATTGGTTCAGGTTTCTTTTCTCGCTTCGTACTTACTTGACTTAATCCTGAACTATACATGGTTGCTGACATTTAAAATTCTCCTGTTCTCATAGCCTCTGAAAGTATGACAGCCCGTCGTCCTACTTGTCTTGCCCAACGCGAATCCATCATTTCCATACTTGCAATGTCATACTTTTGCTCTTCCACTGCAGACCACATCTTTTTAAATTTACACAGGCGGGGGACTCCCATATTATAGGCCATGTCCATGAGTACAAGTTGACGAACTGCATCTAAATCTTCTACACACTTATGAACCTTACACAGTTCGTTTTCTACAATCTTAATATCATTTAAAGCAAGATATCGTGCATCAGCTTCTGTTATGCCATGTTCATAGACAACATCCATATTTGGTATGTCCATGTAATCTAACTCTTCTTTACTAATGCCTCTGTCTTTTAAGTTACGACCTATACCTATAGTGTCTATGCCAAGCGTATCTTGGTACACAGTTAGAACCATACCCTCGTGTTCAATAAGCTTATCCAAGAAGTGCGACGCATTATACTTCATAGTTTTGTGTCCTTCCCACGGATGATTAGCAGTGTTCTCCATCTTGAACATAGACATTATATTTGCATAGCTCCTACAATACCGCACTTATATTCGACAGATGCCCACGAACCGTCCTTTGGAATGTCTTCATATATTTGTTTGTAACGAAGGCACTCATTTTCTTTATCAAACCACTGCACCGTTTGATTAAAACATTGACCGTTGGGTGTACACACAGTCAATACCAATGCCCATATAATTATGTTCATTGTTTCTTCGCTCTGTTTTCTTGACCCATCCAGATACCGAATATACCAGTCATCACACCCATGATAACTGAAACAAACGCACTTTGTTGCATGGTAGGATCTTCAAGGTTCATAAACCACTCAGCGCATCGCCAAGACATTGCTATGCTTGCAATCATTGTAAGACGAGCAATAGCATTATATTCAATTATAGCTCTTAGCCATTGGCGCATTTATCTACGACGGATTGGACGACGTGCCGGACGTGGACGTGGACGTGCAGTTGGACGACGACCCGGTGGACGTGCTGGTGCTTTGGGTCTTTTAGCTCCGGGTTTGGCTTTTGCCGTTGCCGCTGCTTGATTTTTCAAAGCAGCAATACCCCCTGCTATGCCTTTCTTGCCTAGTGCAGCAAAGTTTGGTCTTCGTTTTGGTCTTGTCATTCCGGGTCTAATTGCTTTTTTCATAGGGCGATCTGTTGGTCGCATAGCCATTTTTCGTCTCATTTATTCTCTCCTTATTTCTTTCCGAAAAATTTTGTCGCCGCTCGTGTTCCAAAGCTTGCAGCAACAATAACGCCCAAGCTGTACTGGTACCATTCAGGCATTTGCTCCAATTGTTGAAATCCACGAGATACAATGTCTTCCATTCCCGGAATGAAGGCTAAAATTAAAGGTATACTAAATAAAATTACAAGCCACTCGTCTTTCCAACTGGACGCTGAAGCATCAGCCATCTTCAAGTCCCAGTCTATTTCACCTGTAGCTTTTTTCTGCATGACGACAGCCTCTGCTTCTGCTTTGGCTACATCTGCTTTTACTTTTGCTTTGGTTTTTTCGACACGGCCCTCAAGCCATGTTCCTGCGATACTTGCTATTGGTCCTATTAGGGCTGTTAGCATTTCCATCGTCTCCTTGCTTGACGCAAGCGGCTGTTAGGATTCTTTGCTGCTTTGGGAAACTTCTTCATTTGCCCAGCAGAACGTGCACAGAAAGATTTACGACGCTTGGCATCTTTGCTTCCCGGCTTTACTTTACCTGTTACAGCAGTCTTGAGTTTAGAACCGGGGTTGGCACGTCTATATGCAGCAACCCCAGCTTTAGTCATACCAGCCCCTGCTTTCGTTGGACGAAAGTTCTTTTTGTTACGGGCTGGCATATTGTCACGTTTACGTGCCATTACTTTTTCCTAGCTGTTTGTGCTGCGCGTCGAAAGTTGGCTTTACTTGGTGCACCTTTACTTCCGGGTTTGCGCATAGTCTCCCCGCTACCAGCTTTTATTCTGCGTTTTTTAGCAGCTATGTTGGCATATAATCCACGTCTAGCCATGACTAAGCCTTAACTAACTTGTAGCCTTTTGCTTTGGCTGCAGAGCGAATTGATGCAAGAGTCATTGCTCCACCCTTTGCTCCACCCTTTGTTTTACCACCACGAGCCATACCTTTTGACTTTTTCATCATGGTCTTGCCGCCTTTTGCATAACCTTTCGACTTCATCTTGCCGCCTTTAGCCATGCCTTTTGATTTCATACGACCACCACGAGCCATACCTTTACTCTTCTTCATCATCTTCTTCATAATCGCTCTCCGCATATAGATTATCAAATACCCGTGCTGTATCTTCTACATAGTTTGGGTCTTGTTTAGAATGGTGAACCCACTGACTAGGAGTGAAGTCCGGTGGGCCATCGCCCGTTACAAACCAAGCAGGGTTCGTTACCCTTACTCTGTTATTTGGCAGTGCAACTATGTTGCCTGTCCACTCACCAGCATCCATCAATTCTAGCACGTGGCTTTGTTTGTGTTGGGCTGGATCATCTGCTACTTCAGTATCTGTGTAGTCAATTGTGAAGTAATATTTTGCCGGAAAGAAATCACCGTCTATCTTGGCCAACCACGGGCAGGGGGTCGCCCTGTTCAAAACAAACACCGAATGGTGATGTGATTGGCAGTCCCACGGTTGAGCCAAATATGTTGGCATTGGTGTGGGCCATTCTTCTAACGGTGTGTCACCTACAAGGGCTGTTAGTGGCATTCGTGCCCACATTGCCCCGCCGTGTACATTTTCTTCTTCTTCACACCCTGTAAACAAAACCTGAAACGATAGGGTTTTCATGGGCAGTGTGGTGACGGCTATCACCATTGCGTGAAGAAATTCACCTTGATACCGATCAAAGTTGGTGGTATATTCTCTGCGTACCCAAGCTTTGAAATACGGTATATTACTCGTAATGTAGTTCATTAGACTTCTCCATAAGGGTTTGTCTAATTATACCAGATAACTGTAAAATTATCAAGTTTTACGAGTTTTTCTAATTGATTCTTTACCACGTTTAGCGATTGCAGCTTGTTGCATTTTACCAGCGGCTTTTGCTCTCTGTTCAAGCACTGTTAAAATCTGTATCTTTCGTGCAAACGGTTTGTTGATTCTTTTTACCTTTGCAACCGTTCTTCGTGCATCCTCTACAGTTGCGTACTTAATGCCTACTGTATCACGGGGATTTTCATCCGTGTACAAACGACGACCAGTGCCCTTTGGTTTTTTACCCGTGCCAACTTTTGGGTCTTTGCGTTTTTTTATCGGACTCATGCTTTGTACTTTGCTTTACGTCCACTGGATCTTTTTCTACCTGATGCCGTGACGGACCAGTTTACTCTACCCGGTCCTGTCTTTTTAGATGCTTCTTTCTTGCTTATGCGACCAGCTACTTTGGCTGGTCTGCAAGCAGGATATGGGCGTGAACTTTTTTCTTTACCAGAGCGACCACATTTCTTGCCAGTCTTTACATCTCGCCAATCTTCTTTGAACCATTTTGTAAGACCGCCTTGTGGTTTGCCCATTAGTAAGTACCGCCCCGTTTCTTATAGGTTCTAACCAACCAAGCATTTGCATATGCGCTTGGATATACCTTAAATTTACGTTTAGCCTCTGCCTTGACCCGCGAATACAACGCAGGGTTTTTTGGCTTTGGACTTCCAGAGCTTTTCTTTTTAGTTTTAACTGCCATCACTTACCCCAATGTTTAGCTAGATAGTTTTGTACCAACGTTGACTTGAGAGCCATCGGGCTTTCTTCTTTTAAAAAGCTTGCGTTTATTTCAAACAAGTTTCTTAATATGTAGCTTTGTTCGTAAGAAACGTTGCTTGACATCCAACCTATAATTGCCTTACGCGAACCTTTTGTTATCGGCTTGACACCGTGAGGATATATGATCGGGAATATAAGTAATTGTCCTTTTCCGATTGTATAGCTTATTTCACCCACATCGTTATTTAAGACAAACTCCCCACCCTCGTAATCGTCACTAAGACCTAATGAAAACCCATAGTCAAAGTAAACATTGTTGCTTCTAGGTGCTGCACGAAATGTATCTATATGCTTTTTGTAGAAGCCACCCTCTTCATACTCATTGTAAAAGTTTACCGATACTTTGTTTGGACAAACCACCAAGTCTACGTAAGGGTTGTTGTATATTCTTGTTGACACGAGTTGCCTTACTTCGGGTGTCATGTCAGGCGACTCTGTATTCTTTTTTAAATCTTCACCGTCTGATATGGGCTGTGTCTTTGCACCATCTTCTTTAGCACCCCAATTTTCCAGACAGTATTGTATTTCTTGTTCAGATAAAAGTTGTAATAGCATAGTATATCTCCCGGCTGTGTAAACTGCTCATATCATCTTTTCGCCGGGTTGTAAAGGGGGCAAGTTGCCCTGCCCCCAATAGTATTATGTTCCAGTAGAAACTGTAGCAGATTCTACAGGGTTCTTGGAAATATCTGCAAGAACCACGTGAATGCGGAAACGTGCAGCAGATTCACCACTAGAACCACCGTCAATGATAAGAGCATCGATAGTGTCTGCAGAAGTCAGGATACGGGCGTTAGAGCCAGATGCACCTGTAGCAGCTTCTAGGAATGGAGTGAAACCAGCAGCAAGGGTAGAACCGTCAACAAAACAGTCTACATCACCACCAGTGATACCAATATCCATAGTGATCTGTGAGTTACCACGTGCTTCCAAAACTTCCAAAGCACCAGCAACAATCATGGTATCTGCAGGAACGTCAATCAACTGAATGATATCGCCGCCTGTACCACCGTCAGCGGTGTCATGGACTTGAGAAGTCATCACGTAAGGACGTGCAACGTTGGACGGATGTCCAGAAGTTCCACCATTAGGAGTTCTATCAATAGTAGCCATTAGTCAGCCTCCCTTACGCAAAGTCTACAACGCCGCGAACGATAGCTTCTGGACGTAATACTTTCTGTCCAAAAACGTGCAGTCCACGAATAACGTCGGAGAACGATTCGGTTGAACGAACCACTTCTGTCTTTGCAATGTGCGAAGCAGTAGAAGTGGATGACATGTGACCAGCAAGAACAACGTTCTCAGAACCGTCGGTTGCGAGAGTTGCAGATGCGTCAGTCAAAGTCACTTGGTCAGTGCCGCCTGTGCTATTTAAGGCAGTTGACTTGTAGCAACGGAAGCCAGCAAGAGTGCCGACAGTTGCCAGACCGTTACGAAGCGGGGAAGTGGCATCACCAGTTACCTGCACTTCAGCGATCTTGTTACCAGCTTGGAACACCTTCTCGTAGAAGATTGGTGGTGCAACAAACCAGCGGTTTTCTTCTGGCACAGACTCATCGTCAAGGAGACGGGCCATTGCAAGCATCAGGTTGATACCAGCATCGTCTGTCTCAATGTTGATTGGTGCGTTTGCAGTACCGATAGTACCAGCAGCAGCAGTCGTAACCAAAGTTGTGCCAGATACAGCAGAAGCTGCAATACCAGCACCGTCAGACATAGCCTGAAGAACAGTCTTGTCGTACTTACGCTTCAGAGCAAATGCACCTGAAGAGGTGGCAAGTGCTTCAAAGTTTACGTGCGAATGACGCTCTTCAATGTCGTCGATCTTGAATGCGAACGCATTGGCTTGGTCAACGGTCATTGTGATCTGATCGTCAGCCAAGTCTTGTGGGTTCACTACAGAGCCACGTGTATACGAGGCAACTGTTACGGTAGGTTCTTTAATGATACGAACCGTATCGCCAAAGTTTTCAATTTCGCCAGCATAGTCGGTATTCGTAATATCTTCGACAACCGAAGCGCGACGAAAGAACTTGAGAACTTTTTGGCTAAAAATTTCCGGTGCAAAATTACCGGAAGGCAGGTTTCCATAACCTGCAGCAGTACCGAAAGCCATAGTTCGATCCTTCCTTTTTGAGGTTTAAGAGTTTAAGTCGATTCGCCCTTCATTCCGTGCTTGGTCAAGTTCAGCTTCTAGCTTTTCAAACTCCCACGGTTTGAGTCGAGCGATTTCAGAAGATTTCCAAATTCTGCCTGTTGCTTCCTTTGTTGCAACTTCTTTGGCTTGTTGACGGGTTACGGCTGCTGCCGCATCCTGTGTCTTGTTTGTTTTAGTCGTCTTCTTTTTGCCAATATTGTTATCGGCTTTGTAGAGGTCTATGACCCGTGCCGCCCATTTCGCATCGGTATTGTTATTGTAAATACCGTCCGATATTGAGCTTGGTTGGTCTTGAAGCCACGAAAGAAACGTTTCGTCTTCTTTTAGCTCACCAAAGTCAGGATGGGCACGAAGCAATTGCTCATAGGCTTTTTGCTTTTCTAGTTCCTTTTCCCGCTCCTTAATGGTGCCTAGTTCCTCACGTAATTCTTTGACCTGTGATTCGGATTGCATCATTGAAACTGTCTGCACCACATCAAACACTTCTGGATATTCGTTCTTGAATTGTTCAAGTTCTTCCAATGTCTTTGGCATGGGTACGTTGTTAGGTATAGCTGTGTTAGGTTTACTAACCATGTCCTTGAGTTGTTCTATTTCACCCTTGAACTCTAATACCTTTGAATCGTAGTGACGTTTCAAATCGTCATACCGCTTTTTGTAGTCGTGGTCTTCGCTTGGCTCTTTCTTGGCCTCTACGAAACTACTTCCCGTTTCTTCTGGCTGAGTGGCTGTTTCTTCTACAGGGTCAGCTTCTTGGGCTTCCACGTTTGACTCTTCGTCTTCCTCTTTGTATACTTCGTCTCTGTATTTACCTTTATATAGAGCGTCGTTATTGATTGTTCCGAAAGAGTCATTTGCTTTGTTGGCACGGTGGCCTCTTGCTTTTGCCATTGTATTTACCTCATATTGCGGGGCCACATGGCTGTGGGTAGCCGCTCCGGTTGTGTCGGGGCCGCGTCGCGGGTAGCCGACGAATTAGTACGCGGGTGTTACACCTAGCATTTTATCTAGGAAGCCGCGTTCATAAACTGGTTCAGAGGATTCTCTGCGAGGAGCATATGGTTTGTTATCTGACTCTATGCGAGGTGTTACATAGGGTTCGTCTACCACTGCTTTTTCAAATAATTGTGTCGCGTAGTCCTCTGTCATAAGTCTGTTTAAAGATTGATAAGCTTTAGCAACATCCTCAAGGGGTATGTTCTCTATATCATCTTTAAGTCCTATTCTGTATTGTGAACTTCTTTCTCCCTTTCCAAAACGATATCCGGTAGATTTTTTATCATCTACAGAAAAAGGAGCAAGCACTGTAGGATTTTCTTGAATCAGTTGGTCTTTTTGGTCTGGAGTTAGATATAGGTAGTACACTCTGTTCATTTCTTTCGCAAAAATTCTTTTTATCTCATTTCCACGGTCAGAATCTGACAGTTTTCTAAAAGAATTTTCAAAACCTTCTGGTGCTCTTTGAGATTTTTCAAAAGTGCCTAACGCACTTTCTATTGCACTCTTCATATACGCTTGGCCTACCACACCAACAATGTATCTGTGTTCTGCACTTTCTGCACCCCTTCGTGCTGGTAAAGTTGAACTGGCATCACCAGATTTTTCTTCTAGACCCTTAAATATATCTTGCAGCACAGTACCCGCACTATATTCAGGAATATTTAAAAGTATATCTGCTCCTTTGTGCATCAATTCATGCGCTAAAGTTGCGTTATACGAACCGGAATGTCTGGTAGTTTGTGCTAGTCCCCCAAATTCTGTTGGACTTCGAATTATAATACTACTGTCTGTTATTTTAGGTTCTTGAGCAGCATGATACCTTTCTCGTCTAACGTCAAAGGGTGTATCTTCATCTCCGTAAGTTGGATGAAACATAGTGGATGGTGTATACTCACTTAACCCTCTAGATGAGTACAGTCCCAACGCGCCACCAAAATATTTATCGTCTACTCTCTCATTGGGTCTTAGAGTCGTAACTGTGTCACTCAAGGTTCGTGTGTCTCTGGCTGCTGCCTGTATGAGGGCGTTGTAGTTTGTTTTACCTAGTATGTCAGCGAACACCTCTCTGTCACCAAATTCAACACCTTGCCTATATGCCTTTTCTTCAGCCTCAGAAGCAAACTTTGGTGTAAGAGACTTTCTCCGCTGTTGTGCTTTTAAAGGACTAGCATATATTTCTTCATATAATTCTTGGGTCATACTATCACCGTATTCACTGCCTTCACGACCCCCTAAAATTGAAGGGTCGAGAGCAGCATGGGAATGATCTACACCACCCCCACTATGAAACTTTTTTCTTGAGATGAAGCCACCCCCTGCAGCCTCTTTCTTTTCACGTTCTGCTTGACGGCGAGAG